GTCAACTTCTTAAGGTTAAGTACTAATTCTTGGTTGAAGAATGTTGTTCCATTATCTCTTGAGCTATTAACCGTTTCAGTATATGCTGAGTTACCTTTCAATTCATAGTAATATACTGTTGAACCTGAAGGTACTGCCGTAATAGGAGAACCATTATCAGACTGGTGAGTGAATGATGATGTTGTATAGTTTAAGAAATATACACCAGCTAATCCACCTACGCTGTCTTTACATTGCTCCTGTCTTCCTAATGATAAGTTGTTACAAGCCATATACTTTGATGTTTTAAATAGTTAAGTTTTCTAATCTTAAAATGAAGAGGATAGTTTCCTACCCTCTCTTATTATGATTAGTAGTTTTTGTGAATAACAATATCCTGTCCAATACCGAATTGAGTACCAGCGGTATATCTCATAATTACACGATAATTTTGAGATCCGTCTAAGTCAGCCATGTCAAGTACTTTAACTTGATTGTAATCTGATAATAGACCAGTTCCAAAGAATAAGTTTGAAGATTGTGCTGCTACAACTGCGTTATTAGCCAAACCTGGACACCATGCTAATTCAATACCTTGGAAATCCAAAGGCTTCTGACCAACAGTTACTAAGTTGTTGTATCCGTTAGCATAGTTTGTAGAAATAGCTTGTTGGTAAGCTTTAGCAACGTTAGTTGGAACAAAGATTTTCAAATCTTCTTTTCCGAATACTGCTGAAGGGATTGCTGAATATACACCATCCAATGCAGCGATTACGTTAGCTGAAGTGATAGATCCTGATACTGAAGAAGTAATAGGAGCTGTTGCACCACCTGTACCTACTGAAGAAGATAACGCTGGATATAATCCACCGAATTGTCCGTTAGTAGATGAGTTACCTTGCCAAATTGAAGTTTCAGTTGCTTCAGCAACTTTTCCACCTACATATGATACTAAGAAATCATTGAAGTTAGCAGGGATTTGATCAAATGCTGAATAACCTAATTGTAATGCTTCCCAAGAATCTACGAACTCTTGCTTACATAATTCAAGGTTTACTTGTAATTCTTTTGGTTCTAAGATTCTCTCAGTAAGAGCAACTGAACCAGTCGCTGTAAAGTCACAAGATGCGTTTGATATAATGTTATCAACAGCAACCTTTTGGATAACACTTTTAAATTTCACGTTCGGCATGATCGTGATAAATTTGTTATCCAATGTTCTTGAACTAAACAACGCAGCCGCGATGTACTTCAATTTTTGTTATCGTAGTGGCTCTTTATCCTCTACTTCTGCATCTTCTCTTTATTCATGCAGTTCAGACTATATCATCAACGAATCTTTGAAATTTGGTTTCTATCGTTGTCTCGCACTCTTGGGTTTTTCTTCTTTAGCTCCACCTATTAAGATTACTAAACCTAGTCGTTGAACCTTCTAAACATTTCTGTTTAGCTTGGTTGCTGATTATCTTCGTAAAGACCTCCCAGCAGTTCACGAGATTTTACGCGGGCTAATACTAAGCCTGACCCGCGAATTCACCTGCGTAAGTTGAAGTTACGCTAGGATTTGCGAAATTTTGTTGTTTTCTCATTGTTTTAATTTTTTAATATTTTTTATTTATATAATCTTGATAAGAATGCATTTTGTGGATTCCCATCAGATTTTGCTTTATTTTTGTAGATAGCGTTTAATTTAGTTTCTTCAACTGGAGCTCCATCTAATTTTGGAAGTTCTTCTTCTTCCTCTTCTTCTGGTTCAGCTGCCATTTTTTCATGCTTACCCATATCTTCCATTTTCTTTTCTAATTCTTCAATACGATAAGCCATTTCTTGCAATTTCTTATCTACTGCTTCCATATCAAATGGAGAATTTGGTTCACCTGGAAGTGGTTCTACTTCTTCTTCTACTCCATCACCTGAAGGTAACTCTTCTTCTACGCCCATTTTTTCTTCTTTCTTATCTTCACCGATAACTTTAGATTCGCCAGGAAGAGGTTCAACTTTTACGTCTTCTGCTTTCATTTCTTCTTCAGAAGATTCAGTTTCAACATTTTCTCTTTCTACTATCTTTCCGTCTTTAGTGATGATTTTTATGATGTTTAGATTTCCGCTTTCATCTCTTAACTCCAATTCATGTTCTCCGTCTGGAGCTGGAGATTTGCTTCCATCTTCAGAAACAACTTCTACTGGCTCACCCACATCAAATGTAGGAGATTCCACAATTGTTCCATCTTTTAGTTTTGCATAAGTTAATTGGACTTCCTTCTCTAAAGAAAGTAAAGTCATCAACTTATTTAATACGTCTTTGGTTTTCATAATTTATTCGTTGTTTAATATTAATAACAAAGTTTATTTTATTTGTAGTAATTTTTTTTAACTATTAGAAAAAGTTCCGTTAGATGTGAATGTGTGATATGTGTATCCACCTGATGAAGTTACAGTTCCACCACTTGCTCTTTGACTTCCTGAGTATCTTATTACAACAACACCTGCTTTACCATTAGCACCTGTTCTTATATTTGCACTTCCTCCTCCACCATAAGTAGTAGCTGCAGCTCCTCCGTTTCCTAATCCACCTTCACCATATGTTACACCATCTAACCAAGTATATCCAGTGCTTTGTCCATTTGCATTAGACATACCAGCACCTCCTCCAACTCCTCCATTAGCAATACTAGGTGTGTTTTTTCCAGTATCACCTTTAACACCAAATCCAAAAGCAGCTGGTGAAACTTGTGGAACTGAATTACCTGATACGTTAGTCCCTCCACCTGGAGCGGTTCCTGTACTATAAGAACCACCTCCTCCACCTGATCCTCCGGCTAATCCAGCCTGACCACGTGCACCTCCACCGCCACCACCTGGCATAGTGTATAAAACATTATTAACTGCTATTGTTGAATCACCTCCATTTCCACCTGGATCATCATTTTGTGTAATAGCACCAGAGCCAGAGGCTCCTATCGTTATACTTGCAGTAGCGTATGCATCTAAAGTTAATGAAGCTGTATATAATCTTCCTGCTCCTCCACCTCCACCATTTTCTTGTGCAGAAGAGCCACCTCCTCCACCTCCTCCACCAATTATCAAAAACTCAATTGATAAAGAAGATATAGGTGAATAAGTTTGTTCTCTAAAAAAACTAAATGGTTGAAACATATTAGTTAAAGTTTTTTAGGTTGGATATATACAACGATTGTGTATCAAAAGAAATCAATGTCAATACATCAACTCCTGTTGAGGTTGTTGGTACATAAGAACTTCCACTAGCTTGCTTTATTGAAGATGGGAATGATACAGTACCACTTCCAGTTGTATTCAATAATAAACTAATTGTTTGTCCTGGTTTTATGTTTACGGGTTCAATTCTTGTATCACTTCCACTTACTAATTGTAAAGTAAAGAAGTTTCCATTATTTAAGTTCATCGATGCAGTATTAGAACTTACTGATAAAGTAGTTACATTACCCTGAACTGAACCTGTCAATATTGTCGAACCGGATGCAGTTAAGTTAGCCAATGTAGTTGAACCCGTTACCGAAGCATTTCCTAAAACTTGCAATGAAGAATCTCCTGCAAATACTCCACTTACAATAAGGTCTCCTACCAATGCAGTTCCATTGATTCTTAATCCTGAAGATGTCATTGGTAAGTTAGAGTAGAATCTACCAGTTCCTTGCGGAGATGTGATTTCTACACTACCACTATAAACTCTGATAGCATTGCCATCAGCGATTCTATTATAGAATGCCATCTCTCCATCAGTAATAGTAGATGAACCTGAAATACCAACACTACCTGTCATTGATATACTTCCACTACTATCTACTCTAATGGAGTTTCTTCTTGCACTAGCTGAAGTTCCACTACCTATGGCAAAAATTGTATCCTGTGATGATTCTTGTAATGAACCAGTTGCATTAAATCTACCAAAGAATGCGGATCCTCCTAAAGTTGAACTATGTGAACCAGAAACTGCTAAGTTTTGTCCATATATAATACTCGCTAATAGATGTGAGTTGTTTGAACCTATATATGATGATGATATTTGTGTGTTAGCACCACCAATAATATTATCATTTACAATCTTCGTTTGGGATGATGCACTAGAGCCAGATAAATATAAAACGTTTGTATTACCTAAAAATAGATTACGAGATACCCCAACACCATTTGTAGATGCTCCGAATGATGAACTTTGATGATTTAGTACAACAACAGAGGATAGACCCATACAAATATTTCTATCAAACGTAATTGAAGAACTTATGTGTTGAAGTGTATTAGTTCCACCTAAAATATTTGTTGTAATATTTTGATTTGAAATGGAAGGTATATTATTTTGGTTGGATGTAAAAATATTACCACCAAAAAAGAAATTATTGCTAAAATTACCTGCACCACTTTGATGATTTATATTAACCGCATTAGCTCCTATTGATAAGTTATCCATAAAAGCAGGTGTTCCTATTGAGCTAGATATAAAATTTAAGGATGTAGTACCTCTTCCTAAAATATTATAATATATGAAAGGTCTAACAGCTGAACCAGTACTAAGGTATGGTGGAACTATTGCTATGTTTGATGAACCGCTTATATAGCTGTAATAACCTGATCTAGCAACTGGTTTCCCTCTTACTATAATGTTGTTTGAACCAGATACTACTAATGAACCAGTTTGTTGGGATTGTGGAGTTTGATCTTCTGAACCAAATACCAAATTACCATCAGTTGAAGAACTATAATTTAGAAAATTACTTGCTTGTGATGATGCTTGAATAAATACTGAACCAGTAATTGTTTGATTTCCGGTAAATATATTAGAACCAG